ATATATACGTTCAGTATCTTCTGGTGTCCAAGGATACTCTGATACACCATCACCATTACCTAATTCTATATCCCATGAATTAACAATTGTTAAATTAAATTTAATTGCTATATCATTAAGTAATCTGAATGGTTCTCCCCATGCTGAATCAAATTGAAATACAACTTCTCTATTATTTTTTGTTATAGTATCTGATATTAAAGTTGTATCACAATCACCCCATTTTGTACCCCAGTTAAGATACTGCCAGTCAAGTGGTTGATATGTACCATGTTCTTTTAACATTCTATCTTTTATCATATCCATCATAGGTCTTTTGCCATCTTCGTCTTCATACCAAGCATCACATCTTACACCGTCAATGGTTGCACCACCTTGGTGTATATTTCTAAAGTCATCTGGTATTGGATTGCATTGTGTAAAGTCATACCAATCAACACCTTTGTCATCAGTAACTTTTACTAAGTCTAAAAAGTCCTGTACATTTTCTACAGAACCTGTTATTTCTACTGTATTGTATGTCCAATTGGGCATTATTCCTCCTCATTTAGTGTTAACATAAACTCATTTATCTCTTGCATAAATAATTTTACGTCATCTGGTGCGTCTAAATCATTAAGATGAGTTGTAAAATCATCTCTAAATGTATCATTTGACAGCATTGCTGCCATAAGTTTACGCATTAAATCATTATCGTTAGCAGTAAAGTGGTCAACCATAGTCATTTGCACATTACCTAACATATTTATTCTTTTATTCATATCTTGTAATTGTTTTTCTATATTCATAATTTCCTTTCTTATATACTTCTGTCGTTGATATATAAGTTAACAACGACAGAAGCAATTATTAATTAGAATGGTATATCTACGTAATCAGTTTCATTAGTATCTAATATCATATCAATGCCTAAGAAATTAAGGTCATCATTATATTTATTTTCTGCCTTATCTTCATGGAACTTAATGACTGCATTTCCAACTTGTCTTTTAAGTTGTTCCATATCAAAGTCATTAAGTAATGGCATTAGAGTTTCTAATGCTTTACTAACTTCTACAATGTCCATAGTTTATCCTTTCATATCGTTGGCTAGGATGCATAGTTTGCTATTGTCTTTTATCTCACTCGCCATAGAGTCCTAGCCAGTAGAATAAATGGCTAATCTATTCTACTCGTTTGGTATTTAAATACCTTGTAACACACAATGCGTTTGCATACGTGGATTTTCAACCACAAGCTGTTTCTGTATGCATCCTTCTATTCTTTCCAAATAGCATATTATGTGTTACAAGCTATGTACATTATGATAATGCTACAAAGTCCCAGCCTGGTTCTTCCTTGCTTACTTCTACTATGTAGAATGCATCGCAAGCCTTATTACCGGCTGGCACTGTGTACCACCTTCTTACTTGACTACAGTTATCGTGTATAAATTCACACATTGTTTTTCCTTTCTATTAAATTTTACTCTCTCTACATCATAAGGATATAGAGAGAATAAAACCTATTGGTTTTTAATAGGGTGCAACTTCCTCAAGGACTTCTTCATCCTTGGTTTCAGCTACTTCTTCGGTAGCTGGTGCAGATGCCTCTGCACTATCGCCAGCTTTCTTGGCGATATATGTTGGGCTTTGCTTATGCAAAGCTATTACCTCGTTTATATCAAGGTAAAGTGGAATTGTTTGCAAAGAACCATTAATGTATCTTTGCACGAATGTGCGCTCACGCCATTCGGTTAATGTTTTACCAGTAATTCCACACACTACTGGGTTCATTGGTTTTGACATAATAACTCCTTTCATTATATTTTGTTTTTATGTCTTGACATATATATTATATATATATATCAGTCAGTTGTCTGACCTATTGGTCTACAGACAACTGAGTGATACATATTATCTAAACATAAGTTTTAGTTGTTGTACCTTGGAAACATTACGCTTGGATACTTCCCAAGCATTTTCGCCATTAAGATACACTTTTGTCGAACAATCGCCATAGTGTATGTTAAGTGGGTATGTTTTGCCATTGTTGGCTGGTTTCCAATAAGCGTCTTTCTTAAAGACGATTGGGTACATACATACTGTACATAGTTTTTTAGTTTTAAATTTATCCATTGTTATTCCTTTCTTTAAATAGATAAGATACTTTATAAGTATCAGTCAGTATTCTGACACAAGTGTCAGCAGAATACTGATTGATAATTACTCTAGGTATTGTTTATATTTACCTAACTTTATGCTATTAATCACAAATAACTCGCTATATATAGTATATAAGCTCGTTCTATTCTTAATAGCTAAAGTAATAGGTATCCATATCCAATACTCAAACCAACTAATTTTCATAGTATATCCTTTCTGTCGGAAGGCTGACTCGCAAGTCAGCAGTCTTTCGTACAGAAAGATATATTGTTTATTATTGTATAGATTTCATAACAGTTCATAGGTATGTATTTAAACTACATATGGCTGTATTTAAAAGTATATACTGTATATATCCTTCTGTCCTATGGGACAGTAGAAGGATTATATACTGTATACATATAAAGTTTACATATACCTATTGTTATTCTGTGTACATATTACCTTTGACTACCATATGTCAATCTGGCTTGTTCATATACTGTACGTAAGGTCTGTAAAATATGCTGGTAACTTGTCAGAAGCCCAATGATTCTGGGCAGGAGCGGGCATAGCCGTTTTTGTTTGACTTAACCTTTTCTTAGTGTCCTTGGGTACTGCCTTTGCGTTTCTACGTTACTGTCTTACCAGTCAGCAGCTTTTGATGTCCCGGTCACCACTTTACCTGTAACAAAATACTTGTGTTAAGTGTTTGTAATTAGAGCTACTATAACATATAATTCTCACTATACAAACATCTAACGAAAGATAGTTAATAATGGTCGATACCGTAAACAATGTTATCTGTATAGCAGAGGGTTGTAGGAAAAAATTAAAAGGGAAACAACGTAAATTTTGCACTCCTACATGCCAGAAACGACAGTTTGCACGAGATAAACGACACAACAAGCAACCTGACCAAAAACCTATTAATATAGAACGTAAGTCTGACGAGGGCGACTACGCCTCTGTTAGACGAGGTCAGTATTACCGAGCTTTCGTAAGTGAGGGAATAGCTGAACAAGTTGCAACTGGCGACATGGCAGTAGCTGACGCAGCTTCCCTCCTTGGTTGCACTTCTGCTACTGTCAGTCGCATGCTTGCTGCCTACAAGATTGACACTAGAAACGAAGTAGCTGCAGAAGATTGGGAGTTATCCGAAGATGCAAAAGCATCCCTAGAAAATTTTTCTAACTTCCGACAAAGATATTTCCGAACCGAACTTGGAAAGAAGTATGACACTGCGCCTTTTCATACTAACTGGATAAATAACATTATAGATTCTATAGATAACGGTAAAGAGTTATTAATACTGTCACCCCCACGACACGGAAAAACAGAATTGTTAATACACTTTGCTGTGTATCAGATATGTAAAAACCCTAATGTAAGGATTATGTGGGTAGGTGGTAACGAAGACATAGCTAAGAATGCATTATCTGCTGTACTTGATGTATTAGATACTAATGAAGAATTACAAGATGATTTTTGTTTACCAGGTACTAGCTTTAAACCAGATAACAGGTCAGGTAAAAACTGGTCACAGAATCAATTTACTGTAGGTACAAGAACAGTAGCAGGTATTAAATCACCTACTATGGTAGCTGTAGGTAAAGGTGGAAAGATTCTATCAAGGGACTGTGACATAATAATTGCAGACGACATTGAAGACCACCAAACTACTATGCAACCTGGTGCAAGAGAAAGTACAAGACAATGGTGGACAACAACATTATCAAGTCGTAAAGAAGAACATACAGCTGTAATTGTAATTGGGTCAAGACAACACCCTGATGATTTATATAACCACTTACTTGAATCAGATAACTTTACAAGCATAGTAGAAACAGCACATGCATTAGATTGTGAAATACCAGAACATTTAGAAGATGAACATGTTGATTGTATGTTGTGGTCTAACAAACGTAGTTTTAAATGGTTAAGGTCTAGGTTACACTCTGCAGAATCTACAGGTGGTAGACAAACATTTGAAATGGTTTATTTTAATCAAGCATATGTAGAAGGTACGCAAATATTTACAATGAACATAATTGACCAATGTATGCGACCTGACTTAGTACTAGGACAAGTATATAAAAACTTATATCTTGTTGCTGGACTTGACCCTGCATCTAGTGGATATCAAGCTAGTGTGCTTTGGGGTATAGACCAGTACAGAGGTGAGCTTTATCTAGTTGACCTAGAAAATAAACGTGGCGGTGGTATTAGAGCTGCATTAGACCAAATGGCTGATTGGTTACATCAGTATGATGTTAGACATTGGATAGTAGAAGAAAACGGATTTCAAACTGCTATTAGACAAGATGCAGCTATAAAAGAATTTACACTACGTACTGGTA